CTCGACTCAATAGACCGTCCATCTTCGGCTGCCATGTCGTTAAGCATCTTTCGGATCAGACGCATAAGAGTCTGCGTGAACGTTGGCTGCTTTTGCATGCTCATACGCACCTCCATTCCCTCTCGCCTCGTCCGCTGCTACTCGTCACCACTCGTCCCGTCTCCACGATCCTGCCAGCCTTTGCAAGCTCCGTGAGTCGCTTGTTGACTTGGTGCCCGTTCAGCCCACATCGAGCAGCGATGCCCGACGCACCCGCCGGCCCGTGCGACAGCGCGTCGAGGATCGCGGCGTGGTGCTCGCCCTGGAACGTCTTGACGCTTGCGGCTGCGGCCTTGCTCGTCGCTGGATCGGTGCGGCGAAAGAGCGGCAGCGTGTCCTCGATGTCGGGCGTGATGTAGTGGGGGCGGGTCATTGGTTGCGATCCTTCGCGTTGCTGGCTTCCGTTCCTATGCCTCGTAGATTTTCCACTCGTTGCGGCGGCGCTTCATAAGCTCCATGTACTTCTGGTAGGCGGACGTTTTCGTTGGGCTGAACCCAAGCCAACGGCACCAGTAGTCATTCCGCAGAATCGACTTGGCTATCTTTCTCCAGCTCGGAGCCTTGCCCATCGTTTCCAGCTTTTTGTCCGCCTCTTGCGGCACGTCGTCTGGATACCCGCGATCCTTCCACCACTTCAGATACACGGCGATCTTGTTCTTGTAGTGCTCGCTCGTTCGTGGCGGCATCGACTTGAGAAGGAATGCCACGTAAGTCTTCCATGTGTGTCCAGCAGGGCATGAGATGTCGCCCTTGCCGAGCACGTTGCCTCGCTCGTTGCCGTACAGAGCGCCAGTGTTTGCACCGGCAACTCGATTGACGAGTTTCGCCCACATCTCTGGCTCAACGACTTGATAGAGCCAGAGGCTTTGCCGCTGCGTATCTCCGAACGGCTCGCAGATACGCATCTGGTGAATCGTCATCCCGGCCTGGTGCATCCGGTCATACAGGCGGTTGTAGAACGTGCCCGACTTCGCCGCGTACGTCCAAATGTCCTCAGTCTGCCAATCGTAAATCGGGTAGACGTTCCAGCAGTCGTCAGCGACGTTCGTAGTCCACGGCTTCCCGTCAAGCATCGGCTTGTCACGGGCGACTGTGCGGAAGCGGTTAAGACTCTCCTGTGTGCGTATTCCAACAAAGCAAGCAGTGCGTTTGCCTCGCCCGTACCACTGGGCAAACAACGGCACGAACTCTTCAAACATCATGTTTGGCACATAGAAGTCGAAGAAGTCGCCGCTCTTGATTGAGATGTCTTCCTTCTCTCGCACCCACTCCTTGCTTTCATCCCAAGCGATCCATTCCGGCTCGTGCTGCGAGCAGCCATTCCATGTCGTCATGGGAACTGCGACCCAGTACGGCTCAATCCACTCGGCGTACTCGTCAAACATCTTTCTTGCGTGCGAGATGGTCACGCTGAACTGGCATTCCCAGTCAATGAACAGCACGCCGATGACTTGTTTGCGGCGCTTTGCCTCTTCCATGATGAGGTGCATCATTGCCGTCGAGTCTTTGCCAGCACTGAACGAGCAATAGATCCGCTCAAAGTTGTCAAACGTCCAGGCAATCCGCTCTTTGGCGGCTTCAAGCACGTTCTTTCCAAGGAGTTTCTTAGGCATCAAACAGGCTCCTTTGCGGATTCCGTCGCGTTCTGTACTTCCACTCGTCAATCACACGGTCTGCAATTCTGTTGGCTTCGATCCTCTGCGAGTCAGTCAGCCTTCCCCATGCGTGCCGCGTCAATTCCTCTGGCACGCCTGCCGCATAGCAGCAAGCAGCCTGCCCAAGCCATGCACGATTGTTTGGCGGCTCGTGGAGGTTCGCTTCGCTTGCGTATTTCCATTTCGTTGTGACATCTCGCATCGCAGCTACAAGCCTGTGAGGCGTGGACAGAAGCACGACCGCTTCGCCGGCGAGTCGCTCGTGCTCTTGCCGTGGCGCGTCTTGGTACATACCTGCCTGGAAGTCTTCCCACTCTGTGTACGGTCGAAGATCAGCCTTCATCTAATTCCTCCTCAATGCGATCCGCTTCCCATGCTTCCGAGAAGTCCCTGTCGGCGAACAACTCAGCGAGCCCGCTTACCTGCGTGAGTCGCAAGACTTCATCTGGGTCCATGCCCAGTTCTTTGCCGATCTTCTCGTCTGACCAGCGGCGGCGCTTCAGATCAACAACGATTTCAGACATCGCATCAACGCGATGCTTGCCGCGAGCACGGTTGTGGCGGATGGTTGCCGCCATACGGTCGCCCTTGTCCTCGCGGTCTGACTTGATGACAACCAGCGGGAGATATCCGCTGACTCGCTCTCGGACGTCATCGCATTCCTTGCCGACACGGTGCCGGTGAAAGCCGTCAACGACTTCGTATGCCTTGTCGTTGTTCCACGAGACAATCGGCTGCGTGTAGCCGTCCGCAGATATGGACAGCCGCAACAGCTCCATCTCTGGCGGCGCTACGCTGTTTGGGTTGTAGTCGTTTGCCTTGACGGCAGAGTTCTTGACCCACTGGACGCAATCCACTGGCTCGGATGCAAACGGGCCTGCGGCGTGCAGCAACAGCCGGGCGGCATTAAGTGCCTCAACCTGTGCTTCGAGCGGCAGCGACTTCAGTTGCTTGCACCACTCCTTGACCTGCGACTTCATCTCTCGGATCAGCGCTGAATCCTTCTTGCTCATGACCGGCTCCTGTGTTTGCGGAAGATCGTCCACAAACATCATTTGCTCGGGTTTCGGTTCGCACAATTTGCCCATGTTTTCGCGTCCTTTCGTGTGTATTAGCCGCGTCTCGTGCGGCATCCGGCTGCGTTACCTGTTGGAGACAAGCCGCAACTGCGGCAGTTACTCGCCACCTCTCCGCTTGGCGACCAATGCGGCTCCGATGCAAGCCGCTTCGGCAATGGCGTGCCGGTCTGTGTCAGTCCCCTGTGAACCGTGAATGCGTCCGCATCGACCTGTCTGATTCCTGCTGGCAAACGTGCTGGTGTTGGTCGAGCAGGTTGGCAAGCCACCTGACAAAGTCAGCACCATCGGCGTGCCTGTCAGCGGGGCCGGGTGGCTCAACTGACGCCGCAATCCGTTCCTTGTTGTGAGCGAGCCAACGCCGCACGTATGCGACGTGGCCGGGGTCTGCGAGTTCACCGCTCATGCCGTCACCTCTTCCTTCGTCATGAGGATTTCCACCTTGCCCATCAGAAGCTTGGTCAACTCTGCGAACTCGGCGTCAGTGATCTCGCCAGCGTTGGCGTACGTGTCCAGCTTGGACCGCAGCCCCTCGCAGGCTTCGATGGTGCTGGCGGCGCTGATCGCCAGGCGTCCCGCCTCGGCACGAGTCCGCTGCGGCTCCTGCTTCGCCTTGGGCGACAGCACGACCTTCGCCGGTCGCGGCTCGTCGTTGTCGAACTTGGGACGCACCACGATGGGCTCTGACGCCACGGTTGGCTGCGGGTAGTCCTGTGCCTCCTCGGCGGTGATCAAGCCCCGCAAAGCGTCAGCGAACGCATTGCGAAGGGCAAAGCCACGGGCACGCAGAGCCAGCATCCGCTCTGGGTACTGACTCCACGGGCCAGACTTGCCAGCCAGACCAGCACGCTTGGCATCAGCCATTGAGAACCGGCTGACGGTAGGTGCTGGGTAGCCGCGACGCTTTGCCTCGCAGACAGCCGTCAGGTTGTCGCCCTGGCCCTCGACGTACTCCTTGACGTACTCGCACACTGGCGAGGACTGAACCAACGCCAAGGCGGCATCGCCCCAGATGGTCGGCCTGCCGTTGATGACGGCAATCGACTGAAGGCTCTGCATCGGGGAAAGCCCGACCTCGCTGCCGTGCTGGATCGCCAGCATGCACGACTCAGGCTTGCCCTTGAAATCCTTGGGGGCGAACTCCGATGCCGCCACCATCTTGGAGAAGCGGAAAGCGTCGTCGAACGATTGAAGTGCCAGCCCTGTGCTGGCTCTGTGTGTGCTGATTTCCGTGCTCATATGCCGTGTCCTTTCGTTTCCGTTCCTGTGAAAATGCCCGCTTTGCGTCCTGCTCGGCGGGTGGTTCGTGCGTCCTTGCTGCTGGCGACTCCGTCGCCCTCCTTTCCGCTCGCTGCATCCTGCTGGCTTGCGGTCCTGTCCCTCTATGTGCGGTCCTTCTTGTGAGCGGCCCACTGTTGGGGGAGTGTGATATTCAGTCGTTCACCAGCGCGCAACCCCCGCGCCCTAACGGCCCCCCCCCCCCCCCCGAGGGGCGCTGATGATTTCTCTCGTGTGTGCGGTGGCTTTGCCTGTACCTCTTCGTATTAGCGATCCGGTTGTTGCACCGCTGACGCGCCAGCGGACAGGCAAAGCGACCTTGTGTCAGTGCGTGATGTCAGCGACTGGGACGCGGACCCATGCGTGATCCACGTTGACCACCACCGTGCCGTCGTCGTCGCTGAACCATTCGATGTGGCCGCTCCAGCGTCGCCCTGCGGTCAAGCCGCTGACGAAGTCGCCAACGGCTGGCGTGGTGTTGGTCGTGTCTCGCCATCCCGTGCCGTACGTCTCGGTCATTCCGGCGACGGCTCCTGCGTATTCGTTTTCGTGTGCGTCCATCTCGTCATCTCCTTGGTGTTGGGGGCGCAGTGTACGCCCGTTCAGTCGTCGGTCAAGCGTCCGAAAGTGCTGCAAATCAAGCGGTGGAGCGGTTTGTGTTTGTTGGATTTCCGTATAGTGGTGGCTAACGTCTGCGTTAGTTCTGGCGAGGAAGATAACGACTGCGTTAGTTCTGTCAACCAAGAAATCGGGCGAGCGTGGAAACCAGCAGATCAATGCCGTGAGCCACTGCCTGTGCGAGTTCCGAGTCAGTGCCAAGCTGCTGGCCGAGGCGAATGAAGACGAGGGCTTGGATCAGCTTGTCTGCGTAGCGTTTCATCGCGGGCCATCCTTGGCGAAAGAATCCTTGAGCCCGCTGGCGAGATTGCCAGCGGGCGGGTGCTGGTCACAGCTGGCGACCGAGGTAGCAGCCGGAAGCCTTCATGGCTTCTGCCGTGCGGTAGTAGGCGCAGGTGTTGCGGACGCAGACGGCAGTCGAGTACCAGCTGCCGTAGTTGTCGGGCCAGCGATACGCTGCCTTCGCCATCGCGTCAAACTGCTGGCGGGTGAATCCGAGGCTGATGACTTCGTTGCGAAGGGCTTGGCACTTGTTCTTGGTTGCTGTGGTCATCGTTTCGTCTCCCGTTTGCGTGGCGTCAGGTCTCATGTGCCTGACGCTGACCATACTAGCGTTATCGTTAGTACGATGCAAGGGGCTTGAAAAGATTTTTTCGGAATTTGCAGAAACCGCTACTTTTTGCGGGTTTTGCGTGGCTTTGGGGTAGCGGGTTTGGCGTCACGCCGTCCCACAGATCGGACAGTCAGAGTGGTTTTCAGCCCCTCGGCGTCAGTCTTGTGGACGAGCCAAGCCCTTTCGCCAGCCTTCCAGCCCTTTAGCCTGCCATCACCCAGCAGCAGGCGAACCCAGCCAACGGTGCAGCCAGCGGCTTTCGCCGTCTCGGCCACGGTCAACCACTCTTTGTCCGGCGATGCCACTGCAACCATGCCCCGATACTAACGGCTGCGTTAGCGGAGTCAAGCGTTTCACGCCCAAAAACCGCCCACTTTGACTCTGACACCGTCACGGCTCTACCCTAGGTACTGTACAGAACCTAAGTGGAGGATAGTCCGCATGGGTTAGGTGCATTTGTGAACGGGTGTATACTATCAGTCACTAACCCCAAACGGCTGGAGAAAGCACGATGAAAAGGATACTACGAGACGTCTACGAGAACGAGTACGCCATCCTCAAAGCCCACAACGACTCATGCCGGCGGCAATACCGCCTGACCCTCGCCCGCTGGGCCGACAAGCTGGGCACAGAGCCGACGCTGGAGCACCTCGACCCGCTCACGGTGCAGACCTACATCGCCGCACGGCGGGCCGAGTGGTCAGCCGCCACAGCCAAGAAGGATAGAAATCAGATTTCTGCCCTGTGGTCCTACTG